CGGGCGCCGATGCCATCGCTCGCCGAGGCCTGGACGCTGTACGCCGACACGCCGCGCGAGCCGGGGCTGGTGGGCAGCGCCGATCCGCCGCACCCGCTGTTCATGCCGACGTCGTTTCCGGCTTTGAACCAATGAGCGACGCGACCGGCGCGATCGCGCACGGCGTCGCGCCGCGTGCCCCGCCACCAGGCGCCGCCGACGTTCTGACTTTGACGGTCGGCAATCAGACGTTGACCGGCTGGCAGCGTATCTCGGTCACGCGCCCGCTCGCCGCGATCCCGGCCAGCTTCTCGATCGAACTGACCGAGAAATACCCGAACGCCGCCGACACGCCGGTCCAGGCGGGCCAGCCCTGTACCGTGAAGATCGGCGCCGACCTCGTGCTGACCGGCTACGTTGACCGCTACACGTCGAGCGTCAGCGCCGCGCAGCATACGATCCGCGTCGAGGGCCGCAGCATGTCCGAGGACCTCGTCGATTGTTCCGCGATCGTCGAGAACACCAGCGCCGGCAGCACGCCGACGCAGGGGCTGCAAATCCTCAACGGCGACGCGATCTCGATCGCGAAGAAACTCGCCAAACCCTATGGCGTCGAAGTGCGGACCAACTTCACCGGCAAGTTAAACCCGGTGCCGCAGTTCAACATCAACCTGGGGGAGACGGTCTGGGAAATCATCGACCGCGTCACCCGGTACTCGAAGCTGATCGCTTACGACCTGCCGGATGGCGCGATCATGCTCTCGGAGGTCGGTAAGGAATCGATGGCCTCGGGCTTCAAGGTCGGCGCCAACGTCGAAGCCGCCGACGTGATGTTCAGCATGGACCAGCGCTATTCCGAATATGAAGGCCACATGATCTCGATGATGGCGCTCGGGACCGAGGCCGGGGTGAATATGCCGGGCGTCGGCGAGATCGTGCGCGATGACGAGGTCGCGGCTCTGAAACGAAAGGATGGCAGCCCGCGCTTCCGCAAGCTGTTTGTCATCTCTGAACAGACCGACATGGGGCGGCCGATCGCCGGCGAGCGCGCCGCGTGGGAAATGAATCGGCGCAAAGGGCAAAGCTACAACTTCAGCGTAACGTGCGACGCATGGCGCGACGGCGCCGGAAAACTGTGGTCACCGAACTATCTCGCGCCGATCGACGCCGAGGCCTTGAAGCTGAAGCACCGCGACTGGCTGATCGGCACCGTCACCTATCTGCGCGACGAAGGCGGGCAGCACGCGCATCTGTCGCTCTGGCCGAAGGAGGCCTTCAGCGTCGAGCCGACGACGCTGAACTATCTCGTCACCCAGGAGGGCGTGAACGCCAACAATCCGACCAAGCCGAACGCCGACGCGAAACCCCCGCCCGCGCCGGGGCACGTCCTGCTGCGGCCGGATCAACTCGACCTATGAGCGGCGTCAACCGGCTTTATCGGCGGATGATGATGGCGGTGATGCCGGTCAAGATCACCGCCACCGACGACGCCGGCCCGATCCACCGCGCCCAGGTGCGCGGCTTCGCTCCTGAAACGATCGACGCGATGCCGGTCCTGCAAATCTATGGGCTGGCCTCGCACGCCATGCCGGGGTCCGACGCGATGGCGATATTCGCGGAGGGCGACCGATCGAAGGGCGTGATCATCGCGACCGGCAATCAACAGTATCGGCTGCGGGCGCTGAAGTCCGGCGAAGTCGCGCTTTATGACAACAGCGGAAACATCATCAAACTCGCCGCCGGCGGTAATGTCGAAATCACCTGTCCGACCAAGGTCCGCGTCGTCACGCCGCGCCTCGAGGTCACCGGCGACATCGTCGCCGGCTGCGACAGCACGCACGTCTCGGTGCTCAACCATCGCCACAAGGACACGCAGCCGGGCGGTGGCCTGTCCGGCGTGCCGCAGCCGACATGACCGGATGGATCGCGGAAGCCGGCCTGCCGGTCCCCGCCGCCGATGGACCGCTACCGGCCGCTTATTGCCAGGGCGACGTTTACATTCTCTGGGACAACAACAACGCGCGCGGCGACTGGACTCTTGCGGACGGCGACCTTCAGACCGGCCAGGACCTCGAGACCGCGTGCCTCGTCTCGCTGTTCACCGACAAGTTGGCGACGCCCGACTTCGTCCCGACCGATGGATCGAGCGACCGCCGCGGCTGGTGGGCCGATCCGTACAACGATCAGCCGCTCGGCTCGAACCTCTGGCAGTTGGAGCGCGCGAAGAAAACCCGCGACACGCTGGCGATCGCGCGCCGCTATGCGCTCGACGCGCTGCAATGGCTGGTCGATGACGGCGTGGCGAAGGAAGTCGTCTGCAACACGTCCTGGCTCGGCGGCGCGGGCTCGACCATGCTCGGGATCGGCCTCGCGATCATCAAGCCGGATGGCTCGCTGACCCGGTTCACGTTCGGTTGGGCGTGGTCGAGCCTCGCGGCGCTACCGTCGCCGGTCGCGGTGCCGCCGCCCGCGATGCAACGCCAGCGCGCGATGGTGAGGTGATCCGATGCCGTTCGCACGACCGACGCTGACCGCGCTCCGCAACACCGCGATACAGGACATCACCACCTCAGGGGTTCCGGGGCTGGATGGCCTACTTCGCAACGCGGTCCTCCGCGTCCTGGCGTGGTGCATGAGCGGGCTGGCTTATTCCGTTTACGGTTACATCGACTGGATTTCCCGCGAAGCCGTCCCGTTCACCGCGACCGACGAGTTCCTCGAGGCCTGGGCCGCGCTGATCGGCATACTCCGCAAGGACTCAACGCCCGCGTCCGGCTTCGCGAAGTTCACTGGCACGACGGGGCTGATCGTTCCGCTCGGCGCGACGCTGACCCGCGTTGACGGCACGCCCTACACCGTCACCAGCGAGGGCACGGTCGATACGTTCGGCGACGTGACGGTGGGCATGATCGCCGCGATCAACGGCGCCGCGACCGATTGCGACGACGGCACGCCGATCGCGCTCGACCCGCCGATCGCGGGGATCAACGCCGGCGGCGTGACGGTCGGCCCGACGACCGGCGGCGCCGATCAGGAAACGGACGACTCGCTGCGAACGCGGATGCTCGCCGCCTATCGCGCGCCGCCGCAGGGAGGGTCCGAGTCGGATTACATCGAGTGGGCGACCGCGTTACCGGGCTGCACGCGGGCCTGGATCGCGCCGAACGGCTACGGCGTCGGCTCGGTCGTCGTGTTCGTCATGTTCGACGAAGCCCAGGCCGCGCACGGCGGTTTCCCGCAGGGTACGGACGGCTGCGCCGCCGAGGAAACCAACGGGCCGACCGCGGCCGGCGACCAACTCGCCGTCGCCGAAGCGATCTGGCCGCTGCAGCCGGTCCCGGTGCTGGTCTATGTCGCCGCGCCGGTCCCCGCCGCGATCAACGTCATCCTGACCGGCCTCGATCCGAACACCGCCGATACTCGCGCCGCGATCACCGCCTCGCTCGGCGATATGTTCCTCGCGATCTCCGAGGTCGGCGGCACTGTTTATCCGTCGCAGCTTTACGAAGCGATCAACGCGACGCCGGGGGTCAACCGCTTCACCATGACCGCGCCGGCCGCGCCGGTCGTCGTCGCCGCGAACGCGCTGCCCGTCATGGGCACGCTGACGGTTTCCTGATGCCGATCCCATTCCATTCCGCGATCGACTACCTATGGCAGTTCGAGCGGCTCTTGCCGCGCGGCCGCGTCTGGCACCGCGGCTGGGGCACCGCGCAGGCCGCGCAGCTGCTGACGCTGATGCCGACCTGGGCCGCGCTCGACGCCCGCGCGGGCGAACTGATCCCCGACGCCTTCCCATGTACGACGGTCGAACTCCTGCCGGAATGGGAGGCGACACTCGGCCTGCCCGACCCTTGCGTTCAGCCGCCGCTCTCGACCCTGCAACAGCGGCAGGCGGCGGTCTGCGCGAAGTTCGTCGCGCGGGGCGGGCAGACGCGGGACTATTTCATCCAGATCGCGGCGTCGCTCGGTTACGAGATCAGTATTGAAACATTCACGCCTTTCTTCGCCTCGCGCGGCTGCGCGGGCCAGCCGCTGAACGGTCCCGAGTGGGCGTTCGCGTGGCAGATCACGGTCCATTCGACGCTGCCGGTCACATACTTCCGCGCCTCGATGAGCAGCGCGAACGATCCGCTCGCGACGTTCGGCGACGAAACGCTGCGCTGCATGTTCGAGGCGATCAAGCCAGCGCACACCGAAATCATCTGGATTTACGAGTAGGGAACGCGATGCAACGCATCCATGACGCGACCGCCGCGACGACGCTGCCCGCGCCGCCAACGCTAACCGGGCCAGTCGGGTACTTCACCGGCGGGGTTCCGGGCGTCGTCACGCCGACGATCGTGCGCGACTGGTGGCTGAACATGCTGCAAGAAGAATTACTCGCGCTACTGACGGCGGCGGGGATCACGCCCGACACCACGGGCACGAATTTTACTCAGGTTCTCGCCGCGATCCGGGGCGGCGCGATTCCACATGGCGCTCTGGTATTCTTCGCGACTGGTTCGTTCACCGTCCCGACCGGCGTCACGCGCCTACGTGTCCGCGTTCTGGGCGGCGGCGGCGGCGGCGGCGGGTCGTCCGTCGCGCCTCAGTCAGCGGGCGGCGGAGGTGCTGGCGGAATGTTCGAGGGCTGGTTCGTGGTCAGCTCGGGCGCGGTTTATTCGGTAACAATCGGCGCCAACGGCCTGGGAGCGGCGCTCGCCAATACCGCGGGAGCAAACGGAGGAACCACGTCATTCGGCGCGTTGTGTAGCGCGACCGGCGGGTTTGGCGGGGGCGCCGCCGGCAACCAGGGCGGGGTTGGCGGAAGCGGCTCCGGTAGCGGATTGAGTGGGGCGGGAATGCCCGGGTTGCCTGGATCAATGGGAATGGCGAGCGCGGTGCTGGGCGGCACGGGCGGATCATCCAGCTTCGGCGGCGGTGGCCTGGAGACGCCCGGCACCGGCAGTAACGCCACAGGCTACGGTGCCGGCGGTTCGGGAGGCGGCGGCGCCGGGTTCGGCGGTGGCGCCGGTAGCGCCGGCCTCGCGATCGTGGAGTGGTAACGATGAATTATGCGCGCGTGGTCAATGGTCTGGTCGTCGAACTGTTTACCCCTCCTGACGAGATACCGATCGAGGACTGCTTTCATCCCGAGATCGCCGCTCAGTTCGTTCCGGTTCCTGACGGTCTCGCCGTCGAGCAAGGGTGGACCTATGACGGCACCGCGTTCGCCGCGCCCGTGCCGGTTCCGCCCACGGCCGATGAGGTTTACGGCGAGAAGATCGCCGAGGGCCTCGCCGTGACCTCGACCGCGACGCCCGCGCTCGACGCGACCTATCCGCTGATGCCGAACGACTTCGGCCTGCTCGGCTCGATCGCCCGCGACGCGGCATCGGGCCTGGGACTGCCAGGCGGCGGCGCGACGGCGCCGATCAAGGACATCGACGGCACGCCGCATGACTTCCCCGAGGCCGACGTGATCGCGCTCTATAAGGCGGAACGTGACTACATCGCGGCACTCGCCGCGCAGCGCGACATCATGGCCGGCGGGGGCACGCCCGCGTGGCCCCCGGCGACCGCGACGATCCCGTGAGGTGACGCCCGGCTGGCTGATCAAGGCGCTCGCCGCCTCGATCCCGTTGCTGGTCGGCGCGCTCGTCACCCTGGCATGGCAGAACTCGCACACCCTCGCCGCGCTGACCCACGACATGGAAACGATGCGGCTCGACCTTCAGCGCATCAGCGCCAGCCTCGAACCGGGCCGGACGATCCAGCTACGGCTCGACCGGAACGAACAGGAGATCGCGCACCTCCGCGATCTGGTCGAGCGTCCGCTGATGAACGCGCCGCCGGACAAGCCGTGACGGCACCCGGCGCGCGGGCCGCTGGGGTTATAGCCACCGGACGCCGCGCCGCGTGGCGGACAAAAAAAGGCCCGCCGGACGCGCGCCCAGCGGGCCAAAGGTCACGCTTCCGAAGCGTGACATTCGTGGGAATAAAAGCGGGTCAGTCTATCGCGCGCTGTTCGGGCGACAGGCTCGCGAGACACTTCTCGATCTCGGCGTCGTGTAGCCGTGCCCACAACGCACCGGGAGGGATACGGAGCGCGCGGGCCTGAGCAATCTCTGTTGGCGTCATATCGCTCGGAAAATGCCCCCGCATGGCTGGGCACTTGCTCAATATCTCGATGGTCGCGTTCATGGGTGGCATTCCAGCGCCCGCGAATCCTCGGACATTTTCGATCGTCAGCGGCGGCAGCAGATGTTCCGCCTGGGCGGTCGCGACCGACGCGGCGAGCGCGGCGGCGACGAGGATCGTCATTCTGATCGCGCTCATGGGTGCGCCACCGGCGGCCAGTAGTGCGTGACCGTGACGATGATGCCGGACAGGACGACTGCGAGGGCGCCGAGGCGTGTCAGCAGCCGATGTTCGACCAACTCGACGCGCGAC